CGAACGAGAGAGTCCACTTGTTAACCTATCTAACCGGCAAGCTACCTGATGTAGCGAAGGAAGAGAAGAAGGAGGAGAAGAAAGCATGACTGTAGAAGAACTCATAACCCAACTGCGTGCTCTACCGAAGGAAGCCCGTGTGCAGGATGATTGCGAGTGTGAGATTGTTGAAGTAGCCCTTATGGAGGATGGAACAGTATGTCTCGCAGGGGATAGGAACCTTTTTATAGAGAACGAAGAAGAGGAAGAAGAAGAAGAGGAAGAAGAGGAGGAATAAGCCATGCCACTTGACATAAAGAAAGAGTTTGAGGAGATAAGAGCTCTTTATAACTCTCAGGCGCAACAAAAGAGCTTCAACGCTCTGGTCTATGGCGACTTCGGAACGGGAAAAACACAGGTACTCAAAACTTGTCGTCGCCCTATCCACGTCGATAGCTTCGATCCAGGTGGAACGAAGACAGTTCGGGATGAGATAAAGGCAGGATGGATCCTCGCTGATACACGCTATGAAGTCGAGGATCCTATGAAACCCACAGCGTTTGAACTCTTTGATAAAGAGTATCACAGACGAAAGCGAGATGGCTACTTCGATGCGATAGGAACCTACGTCATCGACAGTGCAACTACGTGGGCGAATGCTGCTATGAATCTTATCCTGAGGAAAGCAGGTCGCCTCGGTGGCCCTCCATTCCAGCAGGACTATCTCCCTGCTATGAGCATGATAGAGAATGCTATCAAGGATATGACCACCCTACCCTGTGATGTGATTCTCACGGCTCATCTAGATGTAGATAAAGATGAGGCGACAGGAAGGATGTTCGTAGGCCCTATGTTCGTCGGGAAGCTGAAGCAGAGAATTCCCCTTCTCTTCGATGAACTCTATTGTGCACAGATCAAGAAGTCAGCAGCAGGCGAGCAGTACATCCTCCTCACCAAGAGCGACGGTATCTTCAAAGCACGAACTCGCCTGGGGAAGGGCGGAATCTTCGATGCAGCGGAAGTGCCGGATATAAAGGCTCTCCTAAAGAAAGCAGGTTATCCTACTGAGGATAAAGAATACTAAGCAAGGAGGAAGACGTGAATGAAGAGCAGCTAAAGCACATAAACAGCGCAATCGAAACTATAAAGAAAGGAGGAATGAAGACAACGTACGAGGATACCTTCCTCAAGATCACAGCCTATCGGGTTGGAGAAGTTATTAGGGTAGACATCAAAGAGAAGATAACAACTAAGCCATAAAAGAAAAGGAGAAACAATCATGAGCTTTATTCTAAACGAAGACACAGAAAATGCACCCGATTTCAAGTCCCTTCCTACCGGAACCGAAGTAGAGCTTCGCATCACATCAGCTGAGATGAAGAACAGCAAGAAGGGTGATCCTATGCTGGCCCTGAAGCTGGACATCCCAGGCGAACCGTATGCGAAGGATATCTTCCACTACATCATGCTGCCTGCACCGAGCGACGATGATAAGAAGCGCGCACAGAAGCTGAACAGGCTGAAGGAATTCAAGGCTACTTTCCAACTCCCCGCTTGCGGCCCTATTACTTCTGAAGATATGGAAGGCGCAAGGGGATGGACTATCCTCCGGGAAGAAGAAGGCCTAAATGGAGAGATGCAGAACTCTATCCAGAAGTTCGTAGTTGGGGCATAAGTAGTAAATGAACACAGGGGAGGCGTGAGTTCCCCTGTGTTCAAATTTTGAACAAAGGAAACGAACCATGAACAGGCCAACCAAGAAAGACTACTATCTCCACATCGCTTCCACGATTCTCGAACGGGGAACCTGTCTCCGTCGAAATTACGGAGCCGTGATTGTAAAGGACGACCAGATAGTAGGAACCGGCTACACAGGCTCTCCTCGAGGAGAAGCCAACTGCTGCGATCGTTCTATCTGCGAACGGGAACATCTCCAAGTCGCCCCTGGAGAGCGTTATGAACTCTGCCGGAGCGTCCACGCAGAGATGAACGCAATTATCTCCGCTGGGCGCACGCAGTGCAAGGGTGCAACGATATACGTTGTAGGCAAAGATATGAAAACAGGAGAACCTCTCTCTACCCCTCCGTGCTCCCTCTGCCAACGAGTTATAATCAATGCTGGTATTGAGTCTATAGTTATTCCTCCCAAATAAAGGAGAGAAAGATGCCAGTTAGTGAAGAATATGTACCTCGACTAAGTGTCGAGATAAGCGAAGAAACAAAACAGCGCTTTGACAACGCTATCCCTTGGGGGCTGAAGAGTAAGGTGATGAACCTACTTCTCGAGGACCTCCTGAGCCTGATCGAAACCGAAGGGGATATAGTAATAATGGCGATAGTGAACAGGGCTATCGGGATAGAAGACGTAATGCAACACTTACCACGAAGGGAGAAGGGATAAGATGGAACTGCCAGATATAAAGAAGTCTCTCTCCGAAATGAGCGAAGTCGAACTCCGTGAACTCCTCGGAGGCATTCGCACCAGCCGAAGAACCGCGAAGCCTAAGACTTCCCTCAGACAGGATGAGAAGAAAGCGGCCAGTAGAGCGAAGAAGGAGAAGCCCTCTGCATCAACCGGGGCTCTCATCAACGCGCTGAATCCAGAGCAGATAGCACAACTACTCAAGCAACTTGGAGGAAGTAAAGATGCACATAGTTAAATTTAGAGATGGCACCTATGGAATACGTAAGTACACAATTTTAGGCTATCGTTATAGAAGTTTCTATAATCCAGATTTCTGGTGGCCGAGAAACTCCGAGTGCTTCGGCACATGTTGCAAAGCTAACGAAACTACTGCCCAAATTTTAATGGCACAAAACGACGATAAAGGAGTCCGAGTATGCCCGAAGCATTAGTATCTGATATAGTTCTAAAAGTAATCCCCCTTTCCTCAATCATCGAAGGTGAACGCTTCCGCGAGGATTATGGTGATCTAAACGACCTCATTCTTTCCTTCAAGAAAGAAGGCATAATCCAGCCACTAGCGGTACGAGATAACGAAGACGGTACCTATCTCCTCGCGGCAGGTGGTCGTCGCTATAGGGCAGCACTAAAGGCTGAGATAGCCGAGGTTCCTGTTCGCTGTTATAGGCATGACCTTTCTAATCTCGAGCTTCGTTCTATCGAACTCATGGAGAACATCTGTAGAAAGGACATGGACTGGCTGGAGGCTGCAAAACTAAAGAAGCAGATTCATGAACTCCAGATACAACTATACGGAGAGAAGAAGTCTACCTCCACTGATGCTCCTGGTGTCTCGAAGAGGGACACAGCCGCGCTTCTGGGAGTCTCTCCTGCAACCCTCATCCAGGATATGAATCTAGCCAAAGCAGCAGAACACTTCCCTGAACTTGCTAAAGCGAAGACAAAGAACGACGCTCAGAAGATGCTTGGGAAGCTGCAGGAACAGATAGTACGAAGTGAGCTGGCCAAGCGTGTAGAAGAACGAGCAGCCTCCACCCCTATCGAACGCACTCATACGAACCTAATAAACCAGTTCATCGTGGGAGATTTCTTCACTGGTGTGAAGGATGTCCCCTCTGGAAGTATCGACTTCATAGAACTCGATCCTCCCTACGCGATCGGCCTGAACGGAATCAAGCGAGATATGACGCAGATACAGAAGGATAACTATAATGAAGTCGATACAGATGCCTACGGAGCCTTCATGTTCAACGTCCTCCAGGAAGTCTACCGAGTTATGTCCGCGAATAGTTGGCTCGTTCTCTGGCATGGCAAGGAATGGTTTCCTATGCTTCTCGACATCTGCCAACGCCTGGACTTTAGCTGTAACCATAACACAGTAGGCATATGGTACAAGGGGAACGTCGGGCAGACTAACTCGCCCAACCTATATCTTGCCTCCACATATGAGCAGCTTCTCTATATCCGAAAGGGCACCCCCTCTATCGTCCGTCAGGGAAGAAGTAATGTCTTCCACTACAAACCTGTCCCAAGTAGTAAGAAAATCCACCCTACCGAGCGGCCTGTCGAGCTGATCCAAGACGTTATGCAGACATTCTGCTGGGATGGAGCTAGGATTCTCATCCCCTTCCTCGGCTCTGGTAACTCCATCCTCGCAGCGTCTAACCTAAACATGGTAGCATTCGGTTGGGATCTTGCACAAGCACACAAGGACGGCTATGTCCTCCGGGTTTCCGAAAGTCGCCCTGGTTCCTATAGGTCGTATAAAGAAGCGCTCCCGACATAGCGACTATATAACCCGCGCTATGTTCAAATTTTGAACAAAGGAAACAAGAAAAGAAAGGAGAACAATGTCCCTACTACCACCTAAACTTGTGATGGGTTCCGGTCCTATCGACGCAAAGATCGTGATGATCGGGGAAGCTCCTGGCGTGGAAGAAGAACGCTTCGGTAAGCCCTTCATTGGCTCCTCTGGCGAGCTTCTCACCTCGATCATGCACCAGGTAGGCATCGCCCGTGAGAGCGTCTATATCACCAACGTAGTGAAGGAGCGACCTCCGGCGAATAATATAGAGAAGTTTATCAAGTTTGACAAAGGAAAGACTATCGCAACGGAGGCATACTATGAATATGAAAAACTTCTTATGGAAGAGCTTTCTGCTACTAGTGCCAATATCTATGTTACTATCGGTGGCGTGGCTATGTATGCGTTATCCAGGATGGATAAAGTTACTAAGCGTCGAGGATCTATTATACCTGGTTATATTGGTAAGCGCGTCGTCAAAGTTATTCCTATAATCCACCCAGCCAGTGCGCTTCGTAACTATACCTTCACTCACTTCATCCGCTTCGACCTACGCCGTGTTGCGGAAGAAAGTGCCTACCCTGAGATTCGCCTCCCTTCTCGACACCTGAAGGTAGGCCCGTCCTTCCTCGAGAGCATGGCTTATCTCCAAAGCTGTTCTGGTCTTCCTCTCCTGGGCTTCGATATCGAGGTGGTCAACGAGGAGGTGTCCTGTATAAGTGTAGCGAAGAGTCCCTATGATGTGATCTCGGTTCCCTTCTATGCCGAAGGCCGAGACTACTTCACACTCGATCAGGAGATAGCCGTCTGGAAGGAACTTGCGCTCCTCCTGGAAGACCCAACGATTACAAAGGTAGGCCACAATATAGCCTTCGACTCGACCTTCCTCTTCATCAAGTACGGCATACGCACGACGAATATGAAGGATACCATGATCCTGAGTGGCATCAGCTACCCCGACTTCCCGAAAGGGTTAGACTTCGTTACCTCAATCTGTACGAAAGAACCTTACTACAAAGACGACGGGAAGAAGTGGTTCAAATTCGGTGGCTCGATCAATGATTTCTGGATATACAATGCGAAGGATTCCGCGTGCTGCATTGAAGCATTGCCTATCCTCGAGGCGGAAGCCCAACTGCAGGGGAATGAGAGTGCAGTGGAACGGCAGACGTCTATCGTACCTAGTCTTGTCTACATGCAAGCTCGAGGAATCCTTGTCAATAAGCAAGGGATGGATAAGGCAGCAAAGGAATACACCTGGCGTGTGGAGCAGCTACAGGAAGAACTAAATAAAACCTGCGGCCAGGTTCTAAACGCAAATTCTAGCAAGCAACTAATAGACTATTTCTATACAAAGAAAGGAATAAAGCCCTATGTCTCACGCTCCACAGGTAACATCTCCGTAGACGCAATGGCTCTCAAGCGACTCTCTAAACGAGACTTTCGAGAAGCACGTATAATCCTCGAGATGCGCCATTTAATCAAGATCAAATCTACCTATTTCGATATGGAGCTGGACGATGATAATAGGATTAGATGCTCCTTCAATCCTGTCGGGACTGAAAACGGACGCCTCAGCAGCAGTAAGACGATCTTTGGAAAGGGTGGGAATATGCAGAACCTCCCTCCTGAAATGCTTAGGTTCCTCATCGCTGATCCTGGATGCTTCCTATACAACATCGATCTATCTCAAGCGGAGAACAGAATCGTTGCTTATATAAGCCCTGAACCGAACATGATTTCTGCGTTCGAAAACAAGATCGACATTCACAGAAAGACAGCCGGCCTGATCTTTAACAAACTGTTGGAGGAAATAAGTGACGAAAAAGGAAGCGCAAGTATTGGAGGTGGCCTTCGCTCAGAGAGAGATTGGGGAAAATCTGCTAACCACGGTCTCAATTACGATCTTGCATACAGA